GACCCAAAGACAAACCCACTGGCGCACCGGTTCGCGCAACCAAGGTAGGCATCGACAAAGAAGCGGAAGCCGCAAAGAAAAAGGCTGATGACGAGGCGAAAAAACGCCAAGAGTTGATTCTGCGCGGCATTGCCGAAGAAGAACGACAGCGGGAAGAAACAAACCGCCTGATGGCGGAGCAAGACACGATGTATCAAAAGGGCAACGCGGCCCAAATCGAACGTCAGCACCTTGCCAGCGTGGAGATTGACCGAGCCAAAGAGATGCTTGAGCTTGTGTTCCAAGGGCGCAATATGCGCGGCGAGGATTTGCAGCTTGCTCAAGAACTCAAGACCATTGAATGGAACCGGCTTGACGCCATAACCGCCATCAACGCCAACGAAGCCCTTGACCGGGATGCGCGTCAGGCGGCATTGCAGCGCGAAAACGAACTGGCGCAAAAGTCTGTTGACCTTGCCAAGCAGCGCAACGAACTGACAAAGCAAACCCGTGAGGGAACTATGTCAGAAGGCTTTTTCAAAGCAATGTCGGACGCGGCCCGCAACGCGTCAACAGAGTTTGAGCGCGGCCAACAAGTGTTTCAGTCCGTGATGGGCAACATGGATGCGGCCATTGACAGCTTTGTGAAGACGGGCAAATTTGCCTTCAAAGACTTTGCCCGCAGCGTCATCCAAGACCTGATTGCAATTCAAATGAAGGCTCAGGCCATTGCGCTCATCAACATGGGCCTCAAGGCTATGGGCTTTGGCGGCTTGTCCTTGCCCGGGAAGGCGGCTGGAGGCCCGGTGTCAGGGGGTACGCCATACATTGTCGGAGAGCGTGGCCCTGAGTTGTTTGTCCCGTCTAATTCGGGCGCGATTGTGCCCAACCACCGGCTTGCGGATTCAATGGGCAGCAGTCAGCCACAAGTGGTCTACAACGGCCCCTACATCGCAAGCATGAGCGCGATTGACACTCAATCCGGCATGCAGTTCCTGATGCAAAACAAACAGTCCATTTGGGCGGCAAATCAGTCCGCTCAAAGGTCATTGCCAGTGAGTAAGTGATATGAGCCTTCAAACCATTTTGTCCATCTGCGAATCCATTGGAATCAATGACCAGCGGTTTGTTGGTCAGACGGTCAGCCGCAACCAAAAAATCGTCACATCCGAAGTGTTGACGGTTGTGCCGTTTGTGTTTGACCTCAAGCCAATGAACTATCTGCTGTATTCGCAGAACCGTGGGACGCTGAACAGCTTGCGCATACCTGACAAGGCACTTGAGCAATATCTCAACTTTGGCAGCACGGGCTGGTTGAATTACATCAAATACCAAGGCGACATGACGCCAGTTCAGATTGGTGCGTGTCTGTGGCAATCCACAAGCGCGTTGAAGTCTTTGGTGCTTGGGTCACTGCCTTCCATTTCCTCAACGGCGGTTCTTTTCCGCGTGGGTGATTTTGTCCAGTTTGGGCGGTACACCTACATCGTGACGGCCAACGTGCTGCGAGGTTCTAGCGCAACCGTTGTCGTGCCCGTTCACCGCAACCTCATTGCGGGAACCAGCACAACAGTTGCGCTTGTTGCCGGTCAGTTTGGTTCTACAACTGCTTTTTCAACGACATACACAGGCGTCACCTTCCCGGTGATTTTGCGAGAGTACCCAACATACACGCTTGTGCCAATGACCAATGATTCATTCATCCAATGGAATGGCGGGTTTCAAGCGTTTGAGAGCGTGCTATGAACAACATCACCCCGGTTCAAAACACCAACAACATTCGCGTTGCGGATTTTGTCCGCATCACATCGCCAAGCGGCGTGTACATGCTCACATCGTGCCCTTATGAGATTGTTGTGCCCGCTATTTCGGTCAACCCATTTACAGCCGCAAGCATCTTGATGAAGGTTGGGGACGTTCAAAGGGACATCAAATCAACGGCCAATGAAACCACGGTATCACTGTCAGGCATTGACACCGCAACCCTTGGCTTTGTTTTGGGACAGACCATCAAGGGTTCCAAAATCGAAATGTGGCACGGGTTCTTTGACACAAGCGGCGCACTGATTACGACAGGCGGCACTGGTGGGTTGTATCAATTCTTCAGCGGCTACATCACCAGCTTTTCCATTGGCGAAAACTGGATGGAAGAAGCCAAGTCATATTTTGCGACCATCACCGTGTCAGCCTCATCCACGCAGTTGATTTTGCAGAACAGGATTGCCGGACGTTACACAAACAACAATTCTTGGCAGTTCTTTGCCCCGGGGGACACCAGCATGAACCGGGTGGGCTTCATTGAAACAATCAACTATTACTTTGGCAAAGATGCGCCCGCAAATTCGTGATGCTTCCCCCCACGATATTCCTGCGTTGCTGGATATGCTGCGCAGGTATCGAGCAAACATGCCGTATGGTTTTTTGCAAGACGCGGATGATGCTGAATGCGTCACGCAAATGCTTACAAACCTGATGGCGGGGCAAGGCATTGTGTTGGTTGCCGAAACGGACAAACTGATTGGCGTCCTGATGGCGGGCATCATGCCAAGTCTTTGGTCTCCAAAACACGCGATGCTGACTGAGTTTGCTTATTGGGTTGAGCCGGAGCATCGTGGCGGCACTGCCGGGTATCGGTTGCTCAGTCAGTACCTTGACGCGGGAATCAAGCTCAAAGAGGATGGCCGCGTGTGCCATATCTTCATGAGCAAAATGGTCAACAGTCCAGACCTCAGTTATGAGCGTTTTGGGTTTCGCAAACTTGAAGAATTTTGGGTGATGTAAATGCCGGGTTCAATTATTGCCGTTGAGGTGTTTGGTTTGGTGGCGGGTTCTTTGGCCGCAGCAGCAACTGCGTTTGCCATCAACATCGTTGCATCGTCAATCATTGCAAGAGCATTTGGCCCAAAGGGGCCAAGTGATTCCGCAAACGGCGGCGCAAACCCCGGCAACAATCAACAAGTTGGGCCAGCGGGTGACAACAAAGTTCCGGTTGTTTACGGTTCCGCATATGTTGGCGGCATCATCACTGACTTGTCTATTACCAGTGACAACCAAACGATTTATTATGTGCTGACCTTGGCAGAAGTCACGGGGAGCGAATACGGCCCAGCGGACACATACACCTTTGGCAACGTGTATTTTGGCGGCAAGCGTTGCGTGTTTGACGGCACGGACGCAACCAAGGTTGTAGGGTTGCTTGATGAGTCAACCGGTCAGACACAGACCAACGTGGACGGCAAGCTGAACATCTATCTGTACCGCAACGGTTCAAACTCAGGCGCAAACACAACAACATCAGCCATTCAGGTGATGCAAGAATCCGGTTTGATTTACCAATGGGACGCCTCAAAGCAAATGACCAATGCGGCGTTTGCCATCATTAAGATGACATACAGCGTCAGCGCAAACTTGACGGGAATTCAACAGACCCGTTTCCAAATTACCAACTCACGCAACAGTCCGGGTGCGTGCATGTACGATTTCATGCGCTCAGAGCGTTATGGCGCGGCGTTGTTGGATTCTCAAATTGATGGAACATCCCTTGCCGCGTTGGACGCGTACAGCGCACAGTCGATGACGTACACGCCATACACGGGCGGTTCGGCAACGCTGACAAGGTTCCGATTTGACGGCGTGTTGGACATGAACAACACGGTGATGACAAATCTGCAATCGCTTTCAACATGCTGCGACTGCCTCATTAAGTACAACGAAATCAACGGCAAGTGGGGCGTCATTGTTCAGCAGCCAACCTACACGGTTGCAATGGATATAAATGACAGCAACATGGTGTCGGCAATTCAAATCACGCCTATTGACCTTGCGTCCAGCTACAACATCATTGAGGTGAAGTTTCCTGATGGAACATCCAAAGACACTTTCAATTCCGCCACGTTTGATTTGTCAGTGGTCAACCCTTCCTTGATGTACCCCAACGAGCCGGTGAACAAGCAAACAGTCAGCTTGCCATTGGTCAACAACAGTGTGCGGGCGCAGTACATAGCCAACCGTTGCCTTGAGGCAGCGCGTGAGGATTTGCAGTTGAAGGTTGTTGTCAACTATGTTGGCATTCAGCTTGAGGCTGGTGACGTTGTGACCGTGACCAACGCCAATTACGGATGGGCCGCAAAGGTGTTCCGAATCAATCAGGTGATTGAGACATTTAGTGATGACGGGCAAGTCACCGCATCGTTGTCCCTTGGAGAGTACAACCCTGCCGTTTTTGATGACGTCAACGTCACGCAATTCACGCCAGCACCAAACACCGGGATTGGTTCGCCTTTGACCTTTGGGACGTTGTACGCGCCCACGTTCACCAACATTCAATCCAACGCGGCAATTCCGAGCTTTGATGTTGCTGTGCAATGCTCAAGCGGCGGCATTGTTCAATACGCAGAGGTGTATTACAGCGCGTTCCAGTTTCCCACCAGCACTCAATTGATGTTTGCCGGAACAACGGCAATCAATTCCAACGGGAACCCTTATGCGCCCAACGCCTCAATGGGCACGGTTCAAATTAGCACAGTGCCACAAGGCAATTGGTATTTTTTCGTCAGGTACGTCAACGCCCTTGGCAGCAGCAACTTTTCACTTGCGTCTGCCGTGTTCGCTTGGAGGCCGACAACCTATCAATACACCAACCGTTGGCTGGTGGTGGCATACGCAACAAACGCAACAGGCACAACAGGTTTTTCGTTTAACCCGCGTGGCAAAACGTATTTTGGGTTGCTCAACTCCACAACCGCCAACACAAGCAATGACCCCGCTGTGTACACATGGTATGCGGCGAGCTTTGGCACGGAAAATTACTTGCTGTTTTCAAATCGCGGCGACCGCAAAGTCAGCGTGTCAACTGGCAACGCAGGATTCAGCAACTTGGGTGGCACGTTTGTTCCGTCCGAAACATCGCTGTATGACACGTCTGTCTGGGGTGCGCTTGAGGACGGGCAAAACTACATCGACCTTGACAGCCGCTCAGGTCAGTTGACAAAAGCCGGAACAACGGCCATCAGCAGCGCAGACGGTTTGTTGAGCGTGACCAACAACACCAGCGGTTCAATGATTGTGGTGGGCTTTACTGAGCCTGATTCGTTTTACTACACAGACAGCAGTTTCACGGCAACGGCGGGCCAAACAAGTTTTTCTGTGACGCACGTTGTAGGCAACATTTTGGTGTTTCGTGACGGCGTCTTGCTTGACCCGTCTGAGTACAGCGAGACAACAACCACGGTTGTTTTGACTGTGGCTTGCGCGGCTGGCGAGATTGTTGAAGTCATCAACATGCGGGCGGTCAGCACCAATCAATACTATGAGCCGCTGACCACAAACATCGCAAGCAGCACATCTACCACTGTGACGTACACGGCGGGGCCAGATCAAATCATTGCAGTGGGCGATCAACTTTGTTTTGCTTTGGCGCAACCAGCACCGACCGACACTGTGACCTCATTTGCCGTGTCTTCCATCAACATCACAACTAAGGTCATTACCTTCAGTACAACAATCACGGGGGCAACGGCAGGGTTGCAGATTTTCCGCAAGAGGGCGGCGGGTGCGGCTTACCGGCCATTCAGCCGTTGGAGTGCCGATTTGACTGCCGCAAACAGCTACACGCCAACAACCTTTACAGTGCGCAACGGGTTTGAATCAATCTACATCAACGGCGTGCAGTTGAGTGAAATTGACTACGACTTGACAGACACGACCATTGGCGGGTTCCCGTCCGCTGTCACCGGAAGAATTACCGTCATTGGTTACAGTGAAAACAACTTTGGCGTTCCGGCTTCCAACGTCACAAACACAGTGGCTTACTCAACAGCAGGGGCTTTGTCCTACGTGTTCCCGAACAACCCCTTGTCAATGGAAGTCTATGCCAATGGCGCGTTGCTTTCCAAAGGCGCAAGCAACGATTACACGGCAACAACGGCGGGCTACAACTTGACCACAGCCTTTGACAACAACTTCACATTGCTCAATCAACAAACATTTGCCAGAATTGGCGCGGCTTAAAAAGGAAAAAACATGACACAGGCATTCAACCTTTCACAACTGGCAAACAACCTTGACTCAACAGGACGCGTGGACGCAACTGACGGCTTGGTCAACGCGGTTCCTGTTCTTAACGGCGGCACTGGCGCATCCTCAGCATCAGCAGCAAGAACAAACTTGGCTGTCCCAAGCACCACAGGGACGGGCGCATCAGGCACTTGGGGCATCTCCATCACTGGCAATGCGGCAACTGCGACAACAGCAAGCGGCTTGACGTCTGGCGTTGCTGCCGCAAATCTTGGCTACACGCCTGTTCAGCAAGGTACAGGTTCGGGGCAGTCGTCAAACACCGTCAAAATTGGTTGGTCAAGTGCTGCGCGTCTGAAAGCAACCGTTGACGCAACCGATTTGGGGTATTTTTTGACTGGTCCAACTGTTCCAGCAAACGCCATGTCTCAAAACGGATATGAAAGACTGCCAAGCGGCTTGCTTATTCAATGGGGCGTTGTTCAAGGATTGGCATCACAACAATTTTTGGTGGATTTTTCTGTGCCTTTTCCCGGCAGCGTTGTTTTTATTTCTCACAACTTTTCCGGGAATGTTGCAATTGGCTATGTGCCTCAAGCAACTTATGTAAGCCCGTATCAAATGTTGCTTCAGTCTCAAGCGTTTTACAGTGGAGCAAACCCAACGGTTGACCATTATTGGTTGGCAATGGGGTACTGACACACAAAAGCATTGCCAGATTAACCTGTTCATGGATAATTCTGGCAAGACAAATTCCGCAACCCGTGAGTACATGGGGCTGCGTCACTACCCGGGAAAGGGGAACAAATGGCAGTCTTCAACAAGAACTCGCTCACGCAGGTCAGCGGGTTCGACAACCCCATCATTGCCGGGGAACTGGTCTGGCAACAGCGCACCTTTTGGAACCTTGCGCTGACCGGTGACGATGGCGTCACCCCGGTCAACCTCACGGGCGCAACGATTGACGCCCAAATCGTCCGCAGAACCCTGTCCAACGTCAAGGACACGCGTTATGGCCTGTCCTTTGACATTGCCGACTACATTCCTGCACCTACCCCTGTCCCACTGACAATTCAGAACCGCGTGGACGCATCCGGCACTTTTACGCTGGTCATTGACGATACGTCTTGGGGTTTGATTTCAACTGACCCTGAAATGCAGATTGACAGTGTGAACGGCGCGGGCTTTTCCGGCCGCATCAAAATCAGCTTTCCAAGCATTGGGGTTGTAGTCCCGGCAGAAGACAACATCATCTTCCTGTTCTTCATCGTCAGGTCTGATGCCATCGTCAAGGTGTAAGGGGGCCACATGGCACGCATCACAGTTGAAGCCGTCCCGAACAGCACCACCGTCAATGTCCAAGACGGGAACAACATCACCGCCAACATCCAATCAGGTGCGGCGGTCAACGTCCAAGTCACGCCACAGGCAAGACAAGTCATCAACATCAACAAAGGCGTTGCTGGCCCACCGGGGCCAAACGCAATTGGTGGTTATCCAATCAGCGTGTCATCCCCGTCCAACTATGACGCGCTGATGTTTTTGGACAATGAGTGGACAAACGTGCCCCAAGTGGAAATCACTGACGGCGGAAATTACTGAGGAACAGCATCATGGCAAACACAATTCGCATCAAGCGCAGAGCAAATGGCGGCGGTGCTGGCGCACCTTCAACCCTTCAAAACGCTGAACTGGCATTCAACGAACAAACCAACGTCCTGTACTACGGCACGGGCACGGGCGGAGCGGGCGGGAGCGCAACCAGCGTCATCGCAATCGCGGGCAACGGCGCGTTTGTTGACACGTCCACCAACCAAACCGTTGGAGGCACAAAGACATTCAGCAGCCCCATTGCCGGTTCAGTCACGGGCAACGCGGCCACGGCAACACAGCTTGCGACCGGGCGCAACATCGCAATCACTGGTGACTTGTCATACACCAGCGGCTCATTTGACGGCAGTGCCAACGTCACCGGAACCGGAACACTGGCGACCGTCAACAGCAACGTGGGCACTTACACCAAAGTGACCATCAACGCCAAAGGCTTGACAACCGCTGGCGCACAGGCGAGCCTGACTGATTTGTCAGTACCCACGGCGGCGTTCAGTTTCAACAGCCAAAACCTGACAAACCTTGCTGACCCCGTGAACGCGCAGGACGCGGCCACAAAGTCATACGTGGACAGCACGGCGCAAGGTCTGGACACCAAAGCATCATGCGTTGTGGCTTCCACAGTCAACATTGCGTCCCTGAGCGGATTGCTGACCGTTGACGGAATCACCGTTGCCGCTGGCGACCGGGTGTTGGTCAAAAACCAAACCGCACAGGCTGACAACGGCATTTATGTGGCAAGCGCATCCGCTTGGGCGCGTTCAGCCGACATGAACGTGTGGACGGAATTTCCTGCCGCGTACACTTTCATTGAGCAAGGCACAACGCAAGCTGACACAGGTTGGGTCTGTACCGTCAACCAAGGCGGCACGTTGGGCACGACCGCAGTGACTTGGGCGCAGTTCAGCGGCGCGGGCAGTTATTCCGCAGGAACAGGCC